CTGACCGACAAGCCGGCGGCTGTTCTCGGCGCCAAGGTCGGCACCAGCGACGCGACCATCTCCGACTACAACCCCTACACCGGCGTTGTGACGCTGTCTGCTGCGCCCGCAGCGGGTACGAAGAACGTCAAGATCAGCTACGTGCTGTCGATCGACGCTGTTCCCGCCGCGATCCTCGCGGATGATGTGATCGTCACCGACGACGGCGACGCTGTTGCTGTCGCTTATCGGTGCGGCAATTTCAATCGCAAGGCGCTCATTGTGGCCGAAGGCTACACGCTCACCGCCGCGGATGAGGATGCGCTTCGCAAGTACAACATCATCCTCACCGACACTATCTAAGGAGGTACAGAATAATGCCTGCTCTGAACATCTACTCCACCTACTATATGCTCGGCGCGGTCGAAGAAATCCCGCTGGAGCATACCTTCTTCCGCAATCGCTATTTCCCGACCAACAAGGAGCTTGACGTCTTCGGCACCGCCCGCGTCCTCGCTGACTACAAGCAGCGCTCCCAGAAGATCGCTCCCTTTGTTCTGCCGCGCGTCGGCGCCATTCCCGGCGTCCGCGACGGTTTCAGCACCTACGAGCTGGAGCCATGCAACATTTCCGTCTCGATGCCGCTGACGCTGGATCAGCTCGAAGTCCGCGGCTTCGGCGAAAGCCTCCTCAGCACCAAGACGCCCGCCGAGCGTGCAAACGCTCTGCTGATCGCCGATCTGAAGGAGCTGTCCTCCCGCATTTCCCGCGCGGAGGAACTGCTGGCCGTGAAGACCATTCTCGACAACGGCGCGACTATGGCGCACCAGACCAACGATCCCACCATCTACCAGAACATCACCGCGAAGTTCTACGACGGCGAGAGCAACCCGGCTCTCTACACGCCGAACAGCACGTGGACGCATTCCACCAAGTCCGGCGAGACCTGGACGCCCGGCTCCTGGTATCAGGATATGTGCAATATGGTCTCGCAGCTGACCACCAAGGGTAGACCCGCGAAGGAGTTCGTCATCTCTCCCGATGTCGCCGACTTCCTGCTGAACGACGGCTGGTTCCTCTATATGCTCGACAATCGTCGCATTGAGATGGGCCAGGTCAAGCCCGAGGAGCTGACCGAGAGCGTCTACCAGCTCTGCACCTTCAACTTCCACGGCCGCAACCTCGCGATCCTCGTCGACGAGGAGACCTACGAGGACAATGCCGGAAATGACACCGCGTTCCTGCCGGCGAAGACCGTCATCTGCACCGCGCCCGACGTTGGCCGTGGTCTCTACGGTGCCGTCTCCCAGGTGGAGAAGGACGAGAAGTTCCACACCTACGCCGGTATGCGCGTCCCGCAGCATATCGCCACCCAGCAGCCGCCCGCGCTGGAGACTCATCTGACCGCCCGCCCGCTGTTCGTGCCGAAGCGTGCGAACCCGTGGTGCGTCGCGAAGAACGTCATTTAAGCGCCGGCAACAGAAAGGAGCAAAATATGATCCGAATGATTAACGGTTACACCGGTGTCGGCAGCAGGCGCGTCGGACCGCAGGACGGTCCGTTCGAGCTTGCTCCCGAAGCAGAGGAACGGCTTGTCGGGCTCGGCGTGGCGGCGTACGTCAACGACGCCGAAGCGACCGACTGTGGAGAGGGTAGCAGCGCTCCCGCGCAGGAAAACCCCGCACAGACCGAAAAAACGCCCTCTGCGACGCCGGAATACTCCGAGACGAACACCGTCAAGGAGCTGCTGGCGATCTGCGAGCAGTACGGGATCGACGTCGGCGCAAAGCCGAGCAAGAAGGCGATCCTCGCGGCGCTTGATCTGTACTTCTCCGAGGAGGCGCCGCCCGACCTGTCGGCGGCGATGCCGGAATGAGCGGCTTCAAGGACGCGGTCGCTGCGGATATCCGCAACGTGTTCCTGAACCCGGACGAGTTCGCAGAGATCCGCACCGTGCGCTATGACGGAAATGAGTACGCCGATATCCCGATCGTGCTGAACGGGATCAAGTTCGACAAGCGTCAGCAGACCGCCGCAGATCACGCGCAGGGGCTTTATCGCGTAACAGACGTTCTGCACGTTTCCCGCGCCGATCTCGGCGGCAAAATGCCGGAACGCGGATTGCCGATCTCCATCAACACGAAGGAGGGCGGCGTCTTCTTCCGGCAGTACTACGTCGCAACCGCGCAGGACACGGTCGGGATGCTCCGCATTGAGCTGGAGGCGATCGACGAATGAGTGTGATCGTCTCCTGCGAGGAGTTCGGAAAGAACTCAATAGAGAAAGCCGAGCTGCTTCTTGCGGCTGTTCCAGATGGCGTAAACCGAGCGGTAAAAAGTGCGATCCAGCGAACCGCGCAATATGTTAGGACACAGGCATCGAAGCGTGTACGCGAACGCTATGCGATTTCTGCCGGTACGCTGAAGAAATACTCCGACGTACAGATTAGGTACAACTATACGGCAGGAGTTGGCGTCCAGGCTGACATTATCTTCAAAGGGAAAAAGATCGGGCTGCACAAATTCAGTGGATCGTCACCGGCAGCCCCTACTTTTGCAGGGGATCCGGTTCCTGTTGAGATCGGAAGTCAGTGGAAGCTGGCGCGTCCCGGCGTTGCCGCACGCGGGCATCAACTCGTTTCTACGGCGCCCACACTTTTTGAAAAGTCGTTCGTTGCGACGTTTTCAAATGGGCATACAGGAATGTTCGAGCGTACCGGCGGAAAGACATCGTCCGGATCGGATGAGATCAAAGAGATTATGGGCGACTCCTTCCCGCAGATGATCGGCAATACGGAAGTCGCGGACAAGCTGGCGCAGGACGCAATCTCGAAGTTCGATGAGCGTATCGAACACGAAATCGACGCCATTCTGAACGGTTGGAGGTAGACCAATGACGAAGAAAGTGCTACTTGACGACCTCAAAGAGTTTACCGAGACCGTCATCAAGGACATCATCCTGCCCTGCGCCTTGCAGGAAGACGACACGGAGCAGAAGTTCCGCGCCGCAGACGTCTATCTGATGCGTCTGCCGGATCAAGCGGCGGCCAAGAAGAAGGTGCCCTACATCATCCACCAGCTCGTGACCGCCAAGGATCACCAGTCGGCAGGGGAGAGAGCGTCCTCGATCGCTGTCGTGCGGACGATCTTCGTCGTCTACAGTCAGGATGAACAGGATGGAAGTCTCGCCTTGCTCAACTTGATGGAGCGTCTGCGTCTCGCTCTGGAACGGCAGATCGTGATCGGCAAGCGGTTCCAGCTCGATATGGAGGCCGACGTGGACCAGCTGATCTATCCGGACAACACGAAGCCTTATTACATCGGGGAGATGTCTACGACGTGGAAGATCCCCGCAATTAAAAGGGAGGTCAGTGTGGTATGCCCGTAAAGCAGAAGAAACCCACAAAACCCGTAAAACCCAAGACCAAACCGGCATCGAAAGATGTCCGGTTTTCCGTTTACATCGGGCCGAACATCGACGGTGAAATCACGCGCGGACACATCATTCCGCTGCCGAAGGAGGAAGCGATCGCTTCTCTCGGCAGCGCGATCACGCGCTATCCGGAGATCGCTCGGTTCGTAGTTCCCGGCGAGGAGCTGTCGGGAGCCCGGGTGAAGATCAAGACGCCCGGCACTCTGCTCCACATCAAGTTCAAAAAACTGGCAGAAAGCCAGGACTAAGGAGGAAAAACAATGGCAAGACACGGCATTTACGCCACCGAAGTCCCGACCTCGGTCTCGATCCCGGTGGCAGCGCAGAGTGGTCTTCCGTTCGTCATCGGCGCTGCGCCCATTCAGTGCGCGGAGCATCCTGCCGATGTCGGCGTTCCGGTACTTGTTCGCAGCTATTCGGAATATGTCGATAAGTTCGGCTATTCTGACGACTGGGCGAAGTACGACCTCTGCGAATTCGCATACTCCCATTTCGTTCTCTACGGCCGCCAGCCGGTCATCTTCGTGAACCTGCTCGCGCCGGCTACGATGAACACGTCCGTCGCTGCGTCTGACGTCGCCTGCACCGACAATAAGGCGGAGCTGCCGTTCGAGGCGATCAACGACGCGACGCTGGTCGTTAAGGCGTCCGGCGGTCAGGGCTCCGCGCTCGTCAAGGGCACCGCCTACGACGTCTACTACGCCAACGGCAAGTGCATCGTCGAAGCGCTCGGCTCCAGCACGGTCTCCGCGCTGAACATTGCGTATAAGAAGGTCACTCCGGCATCTGTCGATGATACTGCCGTCGCTACCGGTCTGGAAGCGATCGAGCTGTGCGCGACCACCGTCGGT